TTTCGATCCAGTTCTGATCTCTCTGATCAGACGTTCAATGCCTAACCTGGTCGCTTATGACCTCGCTGGCGTTCAACCAATGAACGGTCCTACTGGACTCATCTTCGCAATGCGCTCGAAGTACAACACCCAGAGCGGCACCGAAGCACTGTTCAACGAAGCAGATACTGCGTTCTCTGGTCAGTCAACCAACCTTAACAACACTCAGGGTTGGACTAACGGAACCGTTGGTCTTGGTACTACAACCCAAAGAGGAACCAATCCTGGTCTTCTCGATCCTACTTTCCCTGCAACTGGCGATGCTCAAACCTACAACGTAGGTCAGGGTATGCGTACTGATGTTGCTGAGAATCTTGGCGACGGTACTGAGGGTCACTTCAATGAGATGGCATTCTCGATCGAGAAGGTCACCGTTACTGCGAAGTCCAGAGCACTGAAAGCTGAGTACTCACTCGAACTCGCACAAGACCTGAAGGCAATTCACGGTCTGAATGCAGAAGCTGAGCTTGCAAACATCCTCAGCACCGAGATCCTCGCAGAAATCAACCGCGAAGTTATCCGTACCATCTATAACGTTGCTGAGTCTGGTGCTCAGGCAAACGTTGCTACCGCTGGTACTTTTGACCTCGACGTTGACTCCAACGGTCGTTGGTCAGTTGAGAAGTTCAAGGGTCTTATCTTCCAGATCGAGCGCGATGCTAACGCAATCGCACAAAGAACTCGTCGTGGAAAGGGCAACATGATCCTCTGCTCCGCAGACGTTGCTTCCGCCCTGACAATGGCTGGTGTACTTGATTACACCCCCGCCCTCAACGCTAACCTCAACGTTGATGACACTGGTAACACCTTCGCTGGTGTTCTGCAAGGTAAGTATCGTGTTTATATCGATCCTTATTCGGCAAACGTTTCTGCTAACCAGTACTACGTTGTTGGTTATAAGGGTTCTTCCCCTTATGATGCAGGTCTGTTCTATTGCCCATACGTACCCCTCCAGATGGTACGTGCGGTTGGTGAGGACACCTTCCAGCCCAAGATTGGCTTCAAGACCCGCTATGGTATCGTTGCTAACCCATTCTCACAGGGTACAACCGCTATCACTGGCGACGGTCTGGTACGTAACGCAAACCGTTACTACAGAAGAGTCAAGGTTACCAATTTAATGTGATCTCGATTCACATATCTATCAGACCCCCGAAAGGGGGTCTTTTTTTATCTAAATAAAAATAAAACTAGTAGAAAAATGAATCCTACTCCTAGACAATCGCAAGAAATTCATAAGAACTACGAAAAGGTTGTTGAACATCTTATCAATGAAGGTTATGCAGAAGATAAAGAATCCGCTGATAACATCATTAATGGTATGAGTGAGACTTGGTTTAATCTTATTGTTAATGATTGATAATGAAGACTTTTAAAGAATTTGTAACGGAAGCAGGAAAGTTTGGAGTAATAGTTCCAACAAGTTCTTATGGTCCAGGACTGTATGGAAACCCAACTGCTTCTGGTCAAAAACTAACTCCAACAACCAGAGGAGTTGCTCATAAAAAATTACCTCTTGGAAGTCAGGTAAGAATTACAGATCCAAGAACGGGAAGATCTGTTGTTACAAAGGTTGTTGATAGAGGTCCATATCACGGAGATCGTCAATATGATTTGACAACACAAACAACAAAAGATCTGGGATATAAAGATTATAAAGATTTTGGTGTAAGAAATCTTGATGTAACTCCAATACAATCAAAACCAAAATCAAAAATTCCTGATTTAGGTATAAAGGTGAATACAAGTATTCCAAAAATAGTTCCAACTAAGAAAAAATAATGACAAATTGTAATTGGGCAAACCAAATTAGTAACAGAAACTTTTTATCTGTCACTGGATTTAAATTTTCTTTGGCAAAATATCCAAAAGTAGATTTTTTCTCTAATAGTGCTAGAATACCACAAATTACATTGGATGTTGCAAGACAATCAACATACTTGAAAGATCTTGACGTTCCTGGTGAAAAATTAAATTATGGAGATTTGACTATAAAATTTGTAGTTGATGAAAATATGGAAAATTATATTGCAATTTACAATTGGTTAGTTGGATTAGGTTTCCCAGAAATTACAACCCAGTTTAAAGAACTTACAACTGTTAATGATCAGAGGGATATGAAGGGGCAATTTAGTGATGGAACTCTTCGCATTTTAAACAGCAATTTTAAAGAAGTTGCAAAAGTTAAGTTTTTGGATTTATTTCCAGTCTCATTAAGTTCTCTTGATTTTGATGCGTCAGCATCTGATGTCCAATACTTTACAGCAGAGGCATCTTTCAAGTATACTGTGTATCAACTGAAATCATCGATTTAATGGATCTTGATCAAATTCAGGAGATGTGGCAGAAAGATTCTGTCATCGATCCTGATAACTTACACGATGAGTCTTTAAAAATACCCCAACTTCACGCAAAGTATTATACACTCTACAATACAATTACCTTGCTGCGTGAAAGGGCAAGAGAGACTCATAGCAAGGTAAAACTCGAACGATACAACTACTACACAGGAAAGGCACCTATTGAGGTTTATGAAGAAGAACCTTTCCCATATAAGGTCAGAGATAAAGAGGCATTACAGAGGCATATGGATGCCGATGAGAAACTGAATAAGATAGATCTAAAAATTAGATACTATGACATTATGTTAAAGTTTCTTGAAGAAGTGATCAAAACAATTTCTAATAGGACTTATCAAATTAAAAACGCTATCGAATGGCATCGATTCCAAGCAGGGTTTAACTAAATAAAAATAAAACAGGATGAAGACTTTTAACGAGTTTCAAGAGCAACTGTCACTATCACAAGCATTTCAAAAAGTAGGAAAGGGACCAGGAGTTGGAGACTGGGAAAGTTCTAGAACTTTAAATAGTTTGAGGGGTGCATCTACAAGCGATAGAGCAAAACCAAAGGGGAGCAAGGCAGGAATTCCAACCGTATCTTTAAATCAGGCAACTTATAGGGGAAGAGCAGAAGCAGGTAGAAATCCAAAATATCAAGATAATCCGGACTATACTGGACCAACAATTGGGTTTGGAGGTTCTCCTGGAACTAAAGATAGAATGCCGGGAACAACGCCAAGTAATAATCCACGTTTATCTACAACAAAATTAAAATCAAAACCACTATCTACATCAAAACCAAAATCAAATTATTCTAACTTTATATGATTACATAGGAGGCAGAAATGCCTCTTTTTTATTGTCAATAAATATTTTTGTATTGATATGAACTTATGTCACACTTGGTTATATCTAAAAAGAATGAGGTCTATCTTCAGGTAAAAGCAGAACCTCACGTCTATTATGAACTTGCGGATCAGTTCACATTTGACGTACCAGGTGCTAAGTTTATGCCCCAGTTTCGCAACAGACACTGGGATGGAAAAATCCGTTTGTTTAATACACAAACTGGCGAAATTTACATCGGTCTTTTAGATAAGGTCACTCGTTTTTGTGAAAATCACGATTACACATATGAGTTCATAAACAATAAGTTTTATGGACTTCCTTTTGAGGTAAATGAACATATCTCAAAAGAAGGTGTGAAAGATTACATGACTTCTATTTGCAAGTATGCTCCCCGCGAGTACCAAGTTGAGGGAGTATACGACGCTTTAAGACATAATCGCAAGTTGCTGATATCTCCAACTGCTTCTGGAAAGTCGTTGATGATATATTCGATTGTCCGATATTACGTTGAGAAAGGACAAAATACTCTGATAGTCGTTCCGACGACATCCCTTGTAGAGCAGATGTATAAAGACTTTGCAGATTATGGGTGGGATGTTGGTTCATACTGCCACAAGATTTATGCGGGAAAAGAGAGAGAAACAGACTCTCAGGTAATCATCACAACCTGGCAGTCTATCTACAAACTTCCCCGTCAATACTTTTCAAGATTTAATGTGGTAGTTGGAGATGAAGCACACCAGTTCAAGTCTAAGTCATTAGTATCTATAATGACAAAACTTTCTGATGCAAAATATCGGTTTGGTTTTACTGGCACGTTAGATGGAACACAAACTCACAAATGGGTTTTAGAAGGTTTGTTTGGTCCATCATATAAGATCATCAGAACAGAAGAACTGATGCAGAAGGGTCATGTTGCCAAACTGGATATCAATATACTTCTATTGAAACACCCACCGAATAAGTTTGAAACTTTTGAGGATGAAGTTCAATATATTATTAATCACGAGAAGCGTAACAAGTTTATTCGCAATCTTGCTCTTGATCTCAAAGGTAATACTTTGATTCTTTTTTCAAGAGTCGAAGGTCACGGTCAACCGTTGTATGACCTCATAAATAAGAATATCGATGAAAATCGTCACGTGTTTTTTGTACACGGTGGAGTAGATACAGAGGACAGAGAAAAAGTTAGAGAAATTACCGAAAAAGAAAATAACGCAATCATTGTTGCTTCTTACGGAACTTTTTCTACGGGTATTAATATTAAAAACCTACACAATGTTATCTTTGCTTCTCCAAGTAAATCAAGAATTAGAAATCTTCAATCAATTGGAAGAGTTCTAAGAAAAGGAGACAACAAGACAAAAGCGACTTTATACGATATTGCCGATGATATCAGTTATAAGTCAAGAAAAAATTATACACTCAATCATTTAATCGAGCGAATCAAAGTTTATAACGAAGAAAACTTTAACTATGATATTGTAAACATACCGCTAAAAAACTAATGGGAGAAGAGTTTTACGCAGCAATCAAACTTGTTACAGGTGAAGAAATATTTTCTTTAATATGCGTTGATGATAACGATGGGGATCCTATTGTAATACTTCAAAATCCTGTCATAATGAAAGTTGTTACTAATCACATAGGGCAATACGTTAAAGTAAAGCCTTGGATGGAAGTACCATCTGATGATTTCTTTATCATTAAATACGATAAGATCGTTACTATGACTGAAGTAAAAGAAAGTCAAATGATAACTTTTTACGAAAGATATATTAACGATGAAGATGTTGATATTGAACTAGATGGTAAGGTTCAGATATCTGATAAAATGGGATATATCTCTTCTGTTGAAGATGCTAGAAAGACTTTGGAGAATATTTTCCGTAAAGATCTTAAAGATAATAAAGAAAGCTAGATTCTCATCTTCAACGGGAACAAACATATTCTAATCATAATTTCCAATGTTGTCAAGCCCCCAAAGTATGCTATAATGAACATAACAAAAATTTATCTACTGAGACCGATGTTATGTCCAAGAAGAAATCCGAACATTATGTAAATAACAAGGAGTTACTTGAAGCACTGATTGTTTATAGAACAAAAGTTGAAAAGTCATACTTGAAGATTTACGATAAAGATCTTACAAAGCAACCAAAAGAAGAAAGAGCAAAGCACTGGGAAGGTAAACCACCTATCTCAAACTATCTGGGTGAATGTTTTCTTAAAATCGCTACACACCTCTCATACAAACCGAACTTTGTCAACTATATGTTTCGGGATGATATGATTTCTGATGGTATTGAAAACTGCGTCCAGTATATTCATAACTTTGATCCAGAGAAGTCAAAGAATCCATTTGCTTATTTTACTCAAATCATTCACTACGCTTTTCTCCGTCGTATTCAGAAAGAGAAGAAGCAACTGGAAATCAAGACCAAGATTATCGAACGGACTGGTTTTGATGAGGTAATGATGGTTGACGACAGCTTGCTTTCTGGTAGCAGTTCCGACTA